GTGGTGCCGCCCAGCTTGCCCCAGTTGGCACCCTTCTCCGGCGACTTCTTGTTCTCAGCCATCATCACCTCCGCTTGAACAGATTGTTGTGCGAAGCACTGCCGGAACGCGGCAGTGAAGCGCCACCGGCAGCGAACGGGTTTTTGGGCGGTTTAACCTTGCCGCCCTTCCGGTGGTAGTACTCGCCGGGGTCCGGCTTGTCGCGACCGGCGTAGTCGTCGATCACCGCGTCAGGCACCTGCAGGAACTTGGCGCGGACATCGGGGTTCGGGCTTTCGTAGACCTTCTCGCCATGGCCGATGTCCGACATGGTGTATGGGTTCTTTGCCATTCTACGCTCCCGCCGTCCTGCGGCCGACAAGATTGGTGCGTGGTCCCATGTCCTGTGACGATCTCTGCGGGGCCTGTCCACCCCCCGCGCCGCCGGGACCGGCGGGCGGCGCACCTGCTGCCTTGCGTCCAGCGCCCGGCGGCGGAGCCTGTGGCGGCTGCTGCGTGGCACCGGGCATGCCCTGCTGCTGCGCCATCTGTTGCGCCTGCTTCTGCTGGGCTTCCATCTCGTCCTCGCTGGGCACGATCTCGTCGCCGTCGAGGCCGATGCCCTGAGACACCGCGCGCAGCACGGCGGCGCGTCCCTTCGGGCCAATGATCTGCATGTCGATGGGGTTCCCGGTCAACTGCAGGAACTCAAGCTGGCGCTGCCGCATCGTCTCGCGCTGGACGGCAACCGACACGCCCTTGGGGACAACCTCCTCCTCGCCGGTCAGCAGCCCTGACGTATCGGTCATCAGCACGAGATCGAGCAGGTCCCGCAGCAGCGGGTCCATCACGTCGTCGTCGATGTTGGCGCACACGGTCTGGAGGATTTTGCTCGCGTTGCCCATCAGCATCGCGAGACCAGAAGCAGTGCGACCAGCACCACCACCGGGAGAATTACCCGACAGATATTTCGGAATGGCCGACACGTCATCAGCCAAGCCGTAGAAGGCATTAAAGACACCCAGCAACTCCTGCGCGTTGGACGTCGGCTGGAAGAAGTCGATGGCCTTTTCGGTCGAACCCGCCACCGCCGGGTTGGTCGTATGCCAGCGCTTCCATGGGTACAACTCCTCCCCATTCTCCTGCCCCGCGAGGCGGTCGTCGTTGACGACCACCTGTGGGCCAGACGCGATGGACATGTTGTTCACCACGGCGCGCAGCGTCGCGTTACAGACTTCCTGAAGATCGCTGATGATGTCGGGGATGCCGTTACCGACCGGCGTGCCGGGCTGCTTCTCGAAGCTGCTCACGTAGTACGGCTTGCGGCGGCGCGGGTTGGGATTGAGTTGAACCTTGATCAGGTACTGGCCGATCAGCCATGCCTGAATGGCGTAGTCGCGCAGCGGGTCGGGAATTTGGTCGGGCGAGAAGCCGTACTCCAGCAGCATCCGCCCCTGCACGTTGCCGCTGAAGTCGAGCGTCGTGATCAGGTTGGAGAGGTTCATCACCGGGTTTTCCCGGTTCTCCATGATGGCCCGAGAAGCATCCGTGCTGTCCCAGTTCTCCGTCAGCCCAGCAGTTCCGTAGAACTGCAGCACGGCGCGGATGTTCTCGGTGTTGTACCCCGGCATGCCGATCACGTCGTTGAGATCGGTGCGGGTGACCCGGATGCGATGGATGACCTCGGCGCTCTCGATGTGCGTGACGCCCGGTGTCCACCAGATGTCAAATGGGGAGACGCGTTCCCACCACAGCTTGGCGCGCCGGGTCTGGGTCGGCGTGTTGCCCTGCCATGTGATGTCGGTGACCATGCGCACCGTCGGCCCCTTGATGCAGGCGAACGGGTTGCTCGGGATGTCGATCAGGAACTCGGCGAGCGCGTTATAGAAGTTGCCCTGCACCAATATCTCGTCGATCTTGTCCTCGGCGATCAGGGTCTGCTCGTGCGCATGCTTCTTGGCCGCTTGCCGCGCCGCCTCCATCAACTGGAACACCCGCTTCTGGATCATGCTCGGATCGGGCGGTGTGCCGGGCACCGGAGGCACGGGCGGCACACCGGGCGACTGGCCGGTCGGATCGGGCGCGCCGGGGAAGCCGGGCGCACCGATGGCGGCGGACTGGCTTTCGAGCGTCACCATGCGCTCGATGCTGCTCAACGCCTCCATGGGAATGGTCGGGTCCGAAGGCTCCTGCAGCCCCCACGCGCGGTCGGCTCCGAGGTAGACGTCACGCAAAAGGGACGTCGCCCCCCGGCACTTCGCTGCGATCAGGCGCGCGTAGACTTCGGACCCGCCGAACTTCCTGATCTCAGCCAGCTTCTGTGGATCGTAGATGCCCTGCATGGCGCGCAGACTGGCCAGCAGCCGATCTGTCCAGCCGTTCACCGTGTTGCGGTGGCGCACCATCATGTCCCACTGCTGACGAATGTAGCCAGCGAGACCGATGAACTGGGTGGTGTTAGGAAGTAGCTGGCGCTGCTGTTCCTGCTCGCGCCGCTCCGCCGCCATCATCTCGGCATTGGACATAGTCCGAACGAGACCCGGCTGCTGCTGGCGCGGGAACGGCACAAGGTCAGCCATCGCTACATCCTGTAGAACTATCCCCTACAGCCTACTAAGGTACTTGACATGCCGGATGAAAACAATCCCGCCGAGACCCCAGTGAACGTCGAGTTGCTGGCCTCTCGTTTGGCCCGCGAAGTGGCCCGCGATCTCGTCCCTATCGACCAGATTTGCGAGCGCTACAAGATCGACGAGGACACCTACAATCGCATCCTGCGGCACCCGCTGTTCCAGCAGCGGCTGCAGGAGGAGGTCGATATCTGGAACGCGTCGACCCCGCGCGCCATCACAGAGCGGATCAGCGCCAAGGCCGCGACTATGATCGAAGAGAGCCTGATCGAGGTCTACGAACTGGTGCATGACAAAAATCAACCGATGTCGGCCAAGATCGAGGCGCTGAAGTGGGCGTCGAAGCTGGCGGGCGTCGGCGAGCGCGAAGCCAAGGACCTGCTGCCGGGCGAGCGCGTACGCTTCAACATCTATATCGGCGACAAGAAGGTCAGCCTCGAAAAGGAGGTCGTGCCGACCACCATCGAAGGCAGCGCCGTCCTAGTCGATAAAGACCCCTCACTGTAACTTACGCCCGGGCGTACCTAATGGATATCAATTACCACGCGCCTCCTACCGTCTCGACCTTCATGCAGTCGGACGCGTTCTTCCGGCTGATCGCCGGGCCGGTCGGTTCGGGCAAGACCACCGGCCTGATCTTCGAGTTGATGCGGCGGGCGCTGACGCAAGGCACGTCGCTCGACGGCTTCCGCTACACCCGCTTCGCCCTGCTGCGTCAGACCTTGCAGCAGTTGAAGCAGACGGTGCTGAAGGACATCAGCCACTGGTTCTCCGGCATCGCCCACTGGAAGGTGTCGGAGAGCACGATCTACTTCAACTTCGGTGACGTCCGTTCGGAATGGATACTCCTGCCGCTGGAGGAGCCCGAGGACCGCAGGCGGTTGCTGTCGATGAACCTGACTGGCGCGTTGGTCTCGGAGTGCATCGAGATCGACTATGATTTGATGGACGACGTCGCCGGTCGCTGCGGCCGCTACCCGATGGCCACCGATGGTGGGCCGACATGGTTCGGCATCATCGCCGACACAAACATGCCGCCCGAAGGCACGCCGTGGCATAGCGCCATGACCGTTCCCCCGGTAGACTGGGAGATATTCACGCAGCCGGGAGGTCTGACCCCCAATGCGGAAAATCTTAACTGGCTTGTCCAGACGGCGGAGACGTTACGCCTTCCTGTCGACCATCCTGAACGGATCGCTCAAGGGCGGCGGTACTACGAGCGGCTGGCACGCTCGAACAACAAGAACTGGGTCAAGCGGTACGTCGACGCCGAGTTCGGGCCCGACCCATCGGGCACCGCCGTCTACGCCGGGTCGTTCCGCATAAAATTCCACGCCGTCGACAATCTGGAGCCGCACCCGAACACGACGCTCTACATCGGGCAGGACTTCGGCCGCGACCCATGGTCGATCATCATGCAGTTGGACTATCGCGGTCGGCTCCTCGTGCTGGAGGAAGTCCCGGCCGAGGACATCGGCCTGCGCACCCACCTGCGCACCAACCTCCGCCCCAAGCTGGCCGAACCGCGCTACCAGAACCGCCCGTGCGTCGTGATCGGCGATCCGGCGGGCATCGCCAAGTCGCAGTACGACGAGGTCAACGCCTTCGACGTCCTGAAACAGGAGGGCTTTGCGTGCATCCCAGCCGGTACAAACGACATCGACACGAGGCTGCGCGTCGTCGAGGAATGGCTGCTGCAGCAGCGCGATGGTGGTGCCGCCATGGTGTTCGACAAGACCCGCTGCCCCACGCTCGTGCACGCCATGAACGGCATGTACCGCTACAGCAAGACGTCGCTCGACATCTCCAAGCCCACGCCCGACAAGAACCGCTGGTCGCACCCGGCTGATGCGCACCAGTACGGCGTGCTCGGGACCAAGGGCAACACCGCGCGCCAGATCGCCCGGCTGGTCGCCGGTCGGCGACAGCGCGGCCAAGGGCGCGTCACCGCAGCAGGTTGGACATGACCGTCATCCCCTTCCCCGTCCCCGAGAAGTTCAAGGGCAACGGCGCGCGCGAAGCGCTGGAGCGCGTGCTCGATACCGAGTGTGAAATGCACCCGCCCGTGCCAGAGGACCAGCGCTATGCGCTGACCCTCCCCGACCGGCTGCTCGCGCTCCTGTGGGTCGAGGGCTACAAGATCGTGCCCATCGACGACGGCGACTAGGCGAGGAACAGGATCAGGCTGGCCAGCATCTGCTGGTCCTTCTGGATCGCCTGCACGGCGGTGCCGACATCGGCAGTGTGCAGCCATTGCCGCATCAGTGGCAGCTTAACCCGCATGTCGTCGCGCTTGCGCTTGATCGTGAAGTCGACGCTGTCGTTCAGCATGTTGTACTCGACGGCGATGTCCTCGATCTCAGCGAAGACATCAGCCGCGAGCGCTTCGCGGAAGGCGGAACGAACCTGCACCGCCGTCGACAGCTTGGGCTCCATCCATATCTCGGGGATCGGCATCACCCACCACCCTGTCGTACCATTCCTTGTCGCACACGACCCAGCGCGGGATCGCGCTGAGTTCGATCACCTGATCGTCGAGCTTCTTCATCAGTTCGAGCATCTGCTGCAGCGGCAGGTCGAACATCGGCTTGTCCAGCGGAGCCATGATCAGCGGTGGCGGCCGGACGATGAAGAACGACTTGGGCGGCGGCACGATCAGTGCCGCCGCTGCGCCGAAGCAGAAGAACCGTCGCGAGACGTCGATCATCACCAACCCTCGTGTTGCCTCGTCTTCAGCACGAAGCCCATCAGGGGCCAAAGCTGCTTGAAGGCTTGGTCGTAGGCAAGCTGTTTGCCCAACTCCCACTGGTAGTTCTCCGGCGATGCCGGAGTGGAGTGGCCGACCACCATGAAGCCGTTCTTCATCATGATGGTGCAGATCGTCATCAGCCGCGCCCGCGCGTACAGTTCGGTGTCCTTGTAGGCATCGGCCTTGATGTCGGCGTGGTCGAGCAGGTGATCGCCGGTCTGGTAGAACACACCGAAGATCGCCGCCTCGATGTCCTTCAGCGCCACGCGCGGAGCCGTCGCGTTCGCGGCGGCCAGCTTGTCGATTTCCTTGGCGTCCATTACTTCACCACGCGCATGGGGTTGCCACCGCCGCCGTAGTAGCTGCAGTGATTGTACTGCTGCTCGACGCCGCCGGGCTGGTTCATCAGGTAGAGCATCGGGGCTCCGACGTTCACCCACTGGCTGCCGTCCCACTTGCGGCAGCACGTCGCGCCGTCCGAGGAACATTCGCAGGCGAACACCACGGAGCCGTAGCCGTTGGAACCAAGGTCGATGCCACACTGTGACGGTCCCGCCGTGTTCTCGAAGTTGGCGAAGGCGATGGAGCGCAGCCCGTCGGGAGCGTCGATCCCGCGCCCGTTGAGCACGAAGCTACCGCCAACCAGCGACACCGAGTAGACCGTCTTGAGGCCCGCCCCGAGGTTGCGCGACGCGTTCAGGTGATTGACGTGGATGTTCGAGACCACGCCCTGCCCCGGCGCGCCAAGGTTCAGGTGCTGCATCAGCATGCCGTCGCCCGAGCAGTTCTCGATCTGCGCGTTGTCGACCACGCCTTCGTAGACGCCGCCCTCCAGCACGATCCCGTTCACCGCGCCGACGGCGTAGATGTCGCGCAGGGTGAACTGGTAGATCGGCCCGCTGTCGCCGAGCGGCGCACTGAGGACCAATCCTCGACGTGCGCCCGCACCCGACAGGCTGGCGACGTCACCGCCGTCGATGTAGAGCCCGGTCAGGGTGAGGCCCCGGCAGTTGGCTCCTTGGGTGCCGGTGATGACCAGCATGTCCTGATCGCGCTGGCCGCGCCAATGCAGCTTGGCCCCGTTGCCGTAGACGCCCCACGGGTTGCCCGAGTTGGGAGCCGCGAGGGAGATCGTCGACGACAGGTCGATGGCAGTGCGCGGATCGAGCATGCCGATGCGCTGCTCGTTCAGGTAGGTGTTCAGGGCGTCGCGCAATTGGCTCTCGTTGCTCGGGTAGTCCATGCTGCCTCCGGGGCTCGGATTGGGATCGGGCGGGATTGGATCGGGCGGTGTGCCGCCCGGTCGCTGGTAGGCACCATCGCTGATGCGCGTGTCAGGGTCGCCGGAACTGGGGCCTGAATAGACCTCGATGTACTCCCCCGGATCGGTGTCCATGCCTGAGAAGATTGTCTCGCCGGTCGCCTCGTCGACCAGCTTGTAGGGAGGGTTCATGCGCGCTCCTTCGGCTGCTTGTAGTCCTTGGGCGGGACGCCGGGATGGCCGTGGCTGTAGTCGCCGCTGGGCTGCGGCTCACTCGGCCTTGGTGTCGGCTGCGGCCTCTGCCCCTGCGCCGTCTGGTGCTGCGCCTGCCTGATCTGGTGCTCGCGTTCCCTCGTCATGGTCGCCCTTCCAATCCTGCGGCGTCGTGAACCCGGCTGCATGGGCGTGGCCGCCGCCACCCATCGCCTTGGCGATCTCGCTGACATCCGGCCCGCCGTCGATGCTGCGCATCGACCACGCCCGCTTGTCCTCCATGTCGATGTAGGTCGCGCCACACTTGAACCCGTAGGTCTGCGACAGGCGGTTGCCGATGTCGCTGGCGAGGAAGTTGGGCGCGTTGACCACCGGCATTTTAATGCCGCCAAGGACAATAAATTGCACGCCGTTGGCGATCAGGCTCTCGACGTGCTTGGCCTGCTGACGCTCCAGCCCCAGCCCTTGGATGATCATGTTGCGCTGGCCGTCGCCCGTCTCGCAGGTCTTGACCATCTCGTCCCACGTATCGAAGTCGAACGCCTGACTATACGCCAAGGTGTTGATCTCGCGCGTTCCGGGGATCGCGAAGCGCCACAGGTCACGGTCCTGCACATGCTGGACGAACCGGGGCATCGGCTGGCCGGGGTTGAAGAAGTCCCAGCACAGGGCGGCACCCGAGCGGTTCATGTCGAAGAACGCGGCGCACTCGCCGACCGGCGGGAAGTAGGGGAACGCTTTCACCTTGTCGGCGCGGACGATGTAGTCCTGCAAGTCCGCCTCGGCGGTCTTGTGATGATCGAGGATCAGGATTGCCCGCGCCGTCTTGCGCATCTCCTCGATCACGTCGTGCTTGTAGCTGAAGTCGACCATCAGCACGTTGCGGTCGGTCACGTCCGGGGGCGGCTCTTGGTACACCCCGCCGAAGTACTCGACCTCGCCTTGGAAGAACCTGTCGACGACCCACGCGCTGGTGAAGCCGTCGAGGCAGCCCTTGTGCCAGATGCACAGCGGCTTGGTGCTGATCGGCCTATCGTCCTTCGGCATCGGCTGCGCGTCCATCTGCGATCTCCTTTTCCAGTAGCCGGATATACCGCTCCGCCAGTTGCAGTTTCGCTATAGCGCCCTGCCTGAACACCGACATCGGCGGGCTGTTCGGGCGCTGCATGCCGAGCACGGTGGCGAACTGGCTGAGCCACGCCGCGTGGTCCAGCTTGCGCAGCGCCTCGTCGGTGATCTGCGACGCCACCTTGGACAGGTCCACCGTTCCGTTGACCTCAGGCATAGTAGACCTCCTCGTCGCGCGGGCTGTCGCTCTGGCTGATGTGCACCCACTCGCCGTACTCGCGGATCAACTGGTCGTAGGGGATCGGCGGGTTGGCGTTCTGCAGGAAGTCGTAGATTTCGTCGGGCGTGCCGAAGTCGGGGGCGATGAAGTCGGCGGCCTGTCCCGTCATGTGCTGGGAGTTTGCCACGCCGCCGACTTCGTCGTTCAGGTCCTCGCAGCGGTAGCCCGAGGTGACGAACACCGGCACATCACCCAAGGCGGAGCGGACCTTCTCCAGCAGTTCCGCCGTCTTGCGCAGTTCATCGACAACCTCCGAGGTCGGCGTGTTGTCGATATCGCAGGCGTCGGCGGTGTCGGAGGCGATCATCTCCTCAAGGGTGAAGTGCTCGGTGAGTTGGGTCATCGCTATCCTCGCGCGGGCTCGCTCTGTGTGGGCTCCGCCCCCGCTCGCTCCGCGTTGGGCGACTTGCCGTCCCAGTGATACTCGCCCGGTTTGACCGGGTCACTCATTTCCCAGTCGTCGGCCAGAAGATCGGCCTGCGTGATCGTCCACGACGCGAGTGGGCCATGCTTGCGCTTGATCACGAGGAACGGCCCGGTGTCGTTGCCTGCCGCGAACTTCTGCGGCACCTGCACCGATCCGGCCGGGACGTAAGCGACGAACTCGATCCGTCCCTGCCAGCCCTTGCGCCGCATCGGATGGCCGTTGAGCATCAGCCCGACCGCCCATCCAATTGAACTATACTTGCTTGTTGAACCTTCCATCACATCCTCCTGTTACGCGGGGGCGTAAGTTACGCCCGTCGACGTTCGTCGACGATGTTAAGTCGGAGCGCATACCTACGCTCCGGCTCGTTCTGCCTCACGCTCCTTGCGCGCCGCCTGCTTGCCCTGATGCCAGCGCGGAGCCGGAGCCTCCAGTCCGAGCGCCTGCTCGACCGTCCAGCCGCGTTCGAGGCGGCGATAGGCGGTGAGGTACTTGACCTTGGAGTGATCGCGCACCGCCTCGGCCAAGGTCATCTGCTTGCCCTTCAGGGTCACCATCGGGCTGACCGCGCGCTGGCCGCCGATGATGCGGTAGCCCTTGTTCATGAACTTCTTCTGCGCCCGCGCCACCATCTCCAGCGGGTCGTTGACGCCGTCCATGTGGAGCGACATTACTTTGAAGGTGAACTCGTCACTGGGATGCTTGGGCAGATCACGGATCGGCCAGTAGACCTTCGCATCGGCATCGTGGCTCAGCAGCATGTGGCTCATGCTATGGCTGCGCTTCTGCAGGTTGCCGGTGTAGCTCACGTAGGCGAACCGCCTCTTGCGGTTCAGCAGGGCGAACACGCCCGCCTGCAAGGGGATTACGTCAGGCTCACGGTACATCATGTCTTGCTCCTTCGCGTGCTCACTCTACGTGACCTCCGGTCCCGTTCGCACGCTGCCTAGTTCCCGCAGCGCCGCCTCGCGCGCGAGGTTCAAGTCGAGTAAACGCGCCTCGTCAGTTGCCGCTGCCTTGGCCAGTGCCCGGTAGTTCACCTGCACGTCATCCTTCGAGACCTTGGCAGTGGGGTGGAAGCGCAGCACGTTGCGCCACGGCGGCCGGTTATCGGCAGAGGGGGGCGGCAACGCGTCATATCCAGTGAACGCTTGCGCAAGAGTTCCCACACCGTAGCGGTCGACCCGGCGTAGGCAGTCGATGTGGTTGGCGATAGCGCAGATATTCTCCTGCACGGTCAGCCACTTGTCGCACGCCAGCACGCGCTCCTTGCCGTCGAGGATAAAGTACGCCGCCGCACCGACGTCGTCGGGCGCGCGTCGATCCGCCCTCGGCTCGCCGCCGAGCGTCAGTTCGAGGTTGGTCGACAGCACGATGTCGGTCGCGCCCAGCCGCTCGAACTGGTCCTGCAGGCGAACGCAAGCGGTCCGCAACGTGACAGTCTTGTGTCCCCTATGGTCCTTGGCGACGCGCTGGTACGACCCGTTGACGGTCTCGTGACCGAACCGTTGGACAATCGCCGCCTCGGTGAAGCCCGAGCGCTTGCGGTCGGCCGCCGGAGTGCGCTTCCAGCCGAATGGCCAGTTGAGGGGGTAGCGGGGGTCTTCCTTCATAGTGGGAAGGGACTTAGACGCGCGGGATCGTGGTGTCAAGTGGGGGGAGATATAGTTCCCAGTTGACAGAGGCTGTTTTTTGGATGGCATATTTTTCGGAGGGATAAGCGCCCACCGGGGGGCCCCCCGGCCTGTCCATATCGGGGTGGCGGCCTCGGCCGTTCGCGTGCGCCATCCCAAACAAGCCTCGCCTTCCCCGTACGGGGAAAGGGCCCGTTTTCGTGAGAAAGTCCCCCCATAGGTAGGAGCACCATTCCGGTGTTTCCGTTGATACCGCTGCGTTGTGGAAACCATGCGGTTAGTAGAAGGCTTCCCCGTACGGGGAATGATCAAGTCATGGCTAAGAAGATCGTTTGGAAGAATGCTCACGTTGTGTCGGGCCTGAAGGAGTTGAGCAAGGCGAACGAGGGAACGGCCGCGCCATTGTTCAACGCAATGCGAGACTTCGCACTCGCGTACAGCGAGGAAGCGTTTGGTGACCGCAACGATTTCGTTGAGATCGTTCAGTCGCTGCGGGCGAACAAGAACGAGCCGACGCTCGCGGAGAACCGCATCTCCGAGCGTTGGAACATCGTGCGCCTCGGCGAGTACAAGTGCGTCGCGCCGTTGTTCGCCAACCTCGCGAAGATGAAGAAGTCGCCGAGCATCACCGCGCTCGCTGACATCGCCGCGTGCATTCGCGGTAGCGGACCGTGGGCCAGCAACGGCGAGTTCGCGGAAGCCAAGGTGCGCGCGTGGCCGAAGGAGCGCACGGACGCGCCGACGGCCGACGCGATCACCACCATGATGACGCAAGGCAACAAGGCGCGGAACAAGACCAAGACCGACAACGGTCCGCGCACTGACGCCGACGTGATCGACAGCGCCATCAAGGCGCTGACGCGCATCAACGTGCGCGAGCATGGGCCGAAGGATCACAAGGTCCCGGCACTGAACAGCAGCGACGTCACGAGCGCGATCAAGTCGCTGACCGCTGCGAAGGCTGCGATATCCAAGCCGAAGAACGGCAAGAGCAACGTGGTCAAGATGCCGACGCGCAAGGCTGCGTAAGCTACCACTCCACACCTAGGGGGCGGGCCAGAAATGGCCCGCCCCCTTTTTTGCGTTCGATTTGGTTTCCCGCCCTGTCACGGGTGGCAAAAGCGATTTTCCCCGTACGGGGAATAAGTTACGCGTCGCGCGTAACTTGGCGCGGCAAGTGGAAACTAAATCGGATGGAAGCAGGCTGCACGCGCACCGCGCGGGACGGGGGCACTCAGATGCTACATGCCGTG